ACGAAGAATTAGCCGAAGCGTTCAACGACATGTTGAGATTGAGCGGCCTTCAACTAAATGAAAAAGCACCACCGGGTGCCAAAGCTGAACGTATGGTCAAGCATATTAAAAAAGGATATGCTAAAGATGGCAAACTATCAGATAAAGAAAAATCGATTGCATTTGCTACTGCATGGAAAGCACATAATGCCGGAAAATTAGATGAAGGTGTGAACTTTGTTGAAATGATGCGCGAAACAGAGCAAACTTTGGAAGAAATGATTTCTGAACTGCACAACGAGATCAAAGAATACAAAATGACCGGGCATATGGGTGACAAGCTGCGTGATGCTATGGAACTGCATCGTCACAGTAAAAACAAGTTGATGGGTGAAACCACCGACAATGTCGTACATGAAGATGATACATTGAATGAACTAGCCCGTCTAGCAGGTTTAACTGAAGTAGATCTACAGCCAAAAGAAAAATCATTGTCGCAATCATTTAAAGATGTCGTTGATACCTACAAAACTGGTTTAGGAATGACTCCAGACAGATTTACTCCTGCTGATCCAAATAAACCTTTTGGTCCAAAAAAAGAACAAGTTAAAGAATGCGATGATAATATGCAAATGGATCAAAAAGATACAATTAATGTCAGCACCAACATGAGCAGCGATGGTAACAAGAGTGTGAACATTAGTGCCCAAGGTGAAAAGGCCGAAGAACTATTATCTATGTTAAAACTGGCTGGCATGGGTGACAAAATGCCCAGAGTTAGTGACGGTGTTGATATGGATCATCCAGGTGCAATTGAAATTCATGGTACCATGGATGCAGACGGAGCAGAACAACTTGCTAGAAGTCTGAGATCAAAATCTCGCGATGAAGAAATGATGGATGAAGGCGGAGTTCCTATACAGCAAATACCGCCTGTAGAACCAAAACCAGGAGAAAGAACATGGCCTTACAGTCCTCAACCTGGCGGTAGTGCTCATGCCGATGCCGAGGGTCGCAGAGTAACACCCAGAGCTCCTGCGGCATTAGAAGAAATAGACAAGGAACTAGATGAAGCTAAGAAAAAAACTCGTGTTACAAAACACGCAAACACTCCCGATGAAGAATATCAAACAGTAGCAAGTATTACTCGCCAGGGCAATGATCTAAACCGTGAGAAGAAGCAGTTTGCTAATATGCCTAAGGCCGGTGATAACCCAATGGCTACTGATTATATGTTAGATGAAGAACTATCTGCTCTATTAGATAGTGTTTTGGTTAAAGAAGTTGATCCACGTAGGCCACCTGGTGATACCGGTATTGCTGACATTTATACAGCAGGTAAAGGTATTGCTCCTCCAAGTCCAGACGAAGGACCAATTAATTATCCAAAAAAAATTCAACCGCAACAGCTAAAAGCTACCGAACCTAGCATGAAAAATATGCCTTTGCCTAAAACTGCACCCGAACCTAGCATGAAAAATATGCCTTTGCCTAAAGGCCAAGAACCTCGTACAAAGCCAATGTAAAGGAAAGTGAAATGAAAACTCTAAGAGAATACATTGAACAAGTTGAAGAATCATATGCGGATCCCATAGTTGGTGATTATTTTGATTTAGAAATTGCTAGAGATGAAACTCTCATTGAAACCTATGTTGTTGATGTTGTAGAAGATGGTATTGTAATTGAAGCAGATGACACTATTTTAAAGATTCTAAGACAAGTGGGATACCTTACTGAAGGTGTAAACTTGCTCCCTGCTGAAGATTCTACCAGTCCTATCAACGGCGACGAGAATATTGAAGAGGATGTTTATCAAGACGTTAAATTTGAAACATCATCTGACACTGATTTAGAAGAAGCAGAATACCGCGGACGCAAAGTACCTCTTGGCAAGAAGATGAAGGGCGATGTAAAGAAAAGCAAAGTGTATGTAAGAAAGCCGAATGGCAATGTGGTCAAAGTTGAATTTGGTGATCCTAACATGCGTATTAAAAAGTCAAATCCCAAGCGTCGTAAAAGTTTTAGAGCTAGACACAACTGCGACAATCCAGGACCTCGTTGGAAAGCCCGTTATTGGTCTTGCAGATCCTGGTAAATTTATATAAGGAAATTCAATGAAAAAATTATTAGCTGTTCTATTATTAGTACCAGGTTTAGCTTTAGCACAAAAGGCACCACAAGGTGTTACTTATGATGCACAAGTAGTAAGAGTCAATGATGGTGATACAGTAGTGATTGCAGCACCGTTTTTGCCAGCACCACTAAAGCCAGAATTGGCTGTGAGAGTGTTTGGTGTTGATACACCAGAAAAAGGCCACCGTGCCATGTGTCCAAGCGAAGCACAACGCGGCGAAGCTGCCACCGCATTTACCAAGAATGCTGTAGCCAAAAGTGTCAAGCGTCAAGTGATTTTGTACGGTTGGGATAAATTTGGCGGCCGTGTGCTGGGCGACATGATTCTAGATGGACAAAGCCTACGTGCCATGTTGATTGCCAATGGATTTGCCAGGGAGTATTACGGCGAAGCCAAACAGTCATGGTGCAATTGATAGGCCCAGATGATAATTCAGACAATGATCTTCCGATCGTTCCGTACGGAGAACATTAATGGATGACCTACAACAACTGAAATTATTAGCTGGTATAGGCAATCGTGCAGTAATGCAGGAGTACAAGGGCTTCGCTGGCAGCAATATTTCAGTAACCGGAAATGAAAAAGGCGAACTCATGAAGAAACATGATATTCGCCCTGGTACAGAAGCTTGGTTCCGCTTGTGGTTTGCCCGTCCCTATCTTACGGGCGAGAAGCCAATTTGAAACAAACATGCGAGCTTACGAATTTATTGTAGAAGTAGATCCTATTCAAATACAACAAGGTCCGGATATAAGTCCTGAACTTCGACGATACAAAGAGCGAGGAACTTTAGATACTTTTATGCCTGATAAAAGAGAACCAGGCGCACAAGATATCCTAGGGCCTGGTCAAATTCGTCAGATGCGGGCAGTACAAAATGTTGCACCATCGCCCATGTTTCCAAAAAGTGGTGCTGCAGGTTCTGCCTATAGTCCGCCAAAGTATGACACTACACCAGTTATTCCTGTTAGTCCAAAGTATCTAACTACTTTTGAACCACCAGAGAAGGCTCAATCTAACCCGCTAAAAGTTGATAGATTGGCTGCGGCTGTAAAAGCAGGTAAAGATGTTCCGCCTATTGTTGTAAAGCCAACAGATTCTGGTTACCAAGTTGTAGATGGACATCATAGACTAGCAGCACATCAACAAGCTGGGTCAACCACAATTCCTGCAAAAGTAATTGACCCTGTAAATATTAAAACAATAAATGAACCCGGACTGTCCTGGGGATTTGATAGAGCCACTTCAGATTTTCTAAAACCAGGATACGGAAAAGAAAAACAAAAAACAGTTACCTATAAAGATTGGCAAAAAAAGTAGCCAAATGACTAAGCAGCAACACTATCCCTACCTAAATACTGATTCCATTTAGCATCTCTAACTCTAAACGGACTGTGCTTCCAGGCCGCAGCCAATGCCCAATAATCAGGTCTATAAGGTTTGCGTATTGGTTTTTTCAACTTGTTGGCCTTGGCAAAATTGCATGCTTTACAACTGGTCACACAATTTTCCCAATTGGTTTGACCACCTAGGCTTAAAGGGATAACATGATCAATTGTGAGGTCTTTAAAATCAAAAGTGTCTTCACAATACTGGCATTGATAAAGATCGCGCAAGTACATGTTATGTCGTGTAAAATTTACTCTGCGTTTAAAATTAAAATATTCTTTAGTAATAGCTACACTAGGCACATTTAGAGCTAGCTTTTCGCTATGCACTATCCAATCTGGATAAGTTTCTATAACGTTGATACGTCCAAGAAACATAAGTTTGATAGCGTGTCGCCAATCAATTACACTGAGTGGAAGCACTGATATGGGCTGAAAATCTTGATTTAATAGAAGTGTATGTGCCATAAGTAAAATTATGTTAAAGCCTAATGATAGTATTATAAAGAGTCCGTATCAAAAAGTCAACATGACCGAGGACCAGATATTAGAATTTGCCAGATGCGCAGATCCTGAATCGGGTCCTGAGTATTTTATGAGCAACTATTTTTATATACAGCATCCTGTAAAAGGTAAAATGTTGTATAACCCATTTGAATATCAAAGAAAGCTTATAGATACTTATCACAACAACAGATTCAGCATTAGCCTAATGCCCAGACAAACAGGTAAAACAACAAGTGCAGCAGGATACCTATTATGGTTTGCCATGTTTCGTCCAGATTCTACAATCTTGATTGCAGCACACAAATACACCGGTGCTCAAGAAATCATGCAGCGTGTTCGCTATGCATACGAGCTATGTCCGGACTGGATCAGAGCCGGAGTAACCAGTTATAACAAAGGTTCCATTGATTTTGAAAATGGAAGTCGTATTGTAAGTCAAACTACCACTGAAACAACTGGTCGAGGTATGAGTATTACGTTACTTTATTGTGACGAGTTTGCGTTTGTGCGACCTACCATTGCTAAAGAGTTTTGGACTTCTATATCACCCACACTCAGCACTGGTGGTAAAGCCATTATTACCAGCACCCCCAACAGCGATGAAGATCAATTTGCATTCATATGGAAACAGGCAAACAAAACAGTAGATGAATTTGGCAATCCCCGAACAGATGGATTGGGCGTAAATGGATTCAAAGGATATCAAGCCGCATGGTGGGAGCATCCCGACAGGGACGAACAGTGGAAAGCCGAAGAAATTGGACGCATTGGAGAAGAACGTTTTAGACGCGAACACGGTTGCGAGTTTTTGATCTATGACGAAACACTTATCAACAGCATTACACTATCGGAATTAGAAGGCCGGGATCCTATAGAGCTACAAGGACAAGTGCGTTGGTTTCAAAAGCCACAAAGAAATCGTACATATGTGCTAGGACTAGATCCCAGTCTTGGCACAGGAGGCGATTATGCTGCTATACAGGTATTTGAACTACCAACCATGATTCAAGTGGCAGAATGGCAACACAATCGCACACCAATACAACGACAGATAACTATTCTTAAAGAAATATGCGAGTACATATACGAAACTATTGGCACACAAAATGACATTTACTACAGTGTTGAAAACAATACGCTGGGCGAAGCTGCACTAATTGTAATCGCGGAATTTGGTGAGGAAAACATAAAAGGAACATTCTTGAGCCAACCTGTCAAGCCAGGACAAGCCAGAATATACAGAAAAGGATTTACTACTACAAACAAAAGCAAATTGGCAGTTTGTGCCAAGTTTAAAAATCTAATTGAAAATCGCAAACTAATTATTTGCAGCAAAAACTTGATCAGTGAGCTAAAAACATTTGTGGCCAGTGGAGTGGGATTTGCTGCCAAAATAGGCGAAACCGATGATCTAGTGTCCGCTACCCTACTTACACTTAGACTTATACAAGCACTACAAAGTTATGATGCTGATTTAGACGCAAAAATGCGCGATAACCAAGACGATTACATAGCACCAATGCCTTTTATAATGATTTAACGATAAATAATACATTATGCGTGAACTAGACAAAATAGCCTCTGATTTATTTGATAAAATACGTAGCAGATTTGAACCAGTAAAATTAGGGGATAAATCTGCCGATGACACTAAAAATCCCGAAGCTGCCCGATTTTTTAACTTTGATTACACAAGTCAAGATGGTCACAATTTTGGCAACATAACAATCAGCATTGTGGATGAGAAACATCTTAAAATTGTGTATGGGTCAAACATTACAGATGGGTTAGATGATTCACAACAAAAAGAATGGTCCCAATTTCTTAGAGGTATGCGAAAATTTGCTAGACGTAATGGTTTGATATTTGACAACAGGGATATAAACCGTAGTAATCTAGATATACGAGACCTTAGACAACAAGCTGGCACAGATGCAACATTAAACAAAGATGAATTGACTATTTCAGAAGGTCGTTTATATGGCATGGGCAATAACAAGCGTGTCAGCTTTGGTGATGTAGGCAAACACAAATTAATTATAAAACATCGTGATCAAATTGATCCCGACAAACACGGTGACAGAGCCAGACAAATAGAACATGTTTTTATTGAAACTCCTATAGGAGAAAGATTTCTATTAGATCATATAAATTTAGAAGGTGCTCGAGCTTTAGCAAGACACCTCAATGAGGGTGGTTCCATTGGCGATGAGGGCAGCATGTTTATCAATGGTATGGTACAAGAAATGGCCAGCATGCGACATTTTGTACGTGCCATGCGCAATAGAACATTTGAGGATACAGAAACTACCGGAATGGTAGAAGCTGCTATGCATAGATATAACGAAGTAAAAGAAAACCTCAAAAAATTTCAAAGCAGACGTGGTCAGGAACTTTTAACCAATATGTTAGATTACAATCAAGACATAGAAGAAACTGTTGATATTGATGAATTAAGAGAACGGTTTGTAAAAAAAATATACGATGATAGATTCAATGAGGCTTTACCGTATGTGTATAAGGCCTATCAAAACAGGAAACGTATGAATACTTCTGAAACAGCAGAATTTGAATCATGGGCTACTGGTGTAACAGAAGCCACTTGGGATTCGGACACAGACGACATGGACGAAAATAACCTTGCTAGATTATTTGAAAAACCAATCGCAGCAGGAATGGATGGTGTAGATGGTGTTGCAGCAATTTCTAACATACAAGACCTAAATTCAGAAGATCTACAAATATCTATTAAAAAATTATCTCAAGTTCAAGGTCCGGACGCAGATATCAGAAGCACTATAATTGGTTGGTTGATGTCCAATGGGGAACGAGCATTAGCACAAAGCCTACTTAGGATGATGCAACAGCAAAACGCAAACACACAACCAACTCCACCTCAACCTACTCCTCAACCACAACCGGTTGGTGCCACAACAATGGACCAACCAGTGGTCAATGAAGATTTATCATTCTTACGTAAGTTAGCTGGTCTAAAACTCTAACATGGTAATTAAACCGGTAGATATGGAAAACCGTTTGTTTTCCATTGAGCATTTTTTACCAGACGAGTTAGCTGCTCTGATCCTAGATATCCCGTGGGATACGATTCCTTGGAAAAGAGGAGAACAACAGGAATCGTGGGCAAGACGCCAATTGGACTTTATGGATCATAAAGTAGTTCATCAATTTAATGATCGAGTATTATTAAATAAAATTCAAATCGAAAAAGAGCTTGGTATTAAATTTGATTATCATCCTTTCACAATGTGGTGGTATGATGAGCCAGGATTTACAGTAGCCACGCACACTGATGGTCATTTACCATCTAGTATGCAAATATACTGGAACGCAGATTCGGACATGTACGGAACAACATTTTTTGAATACAAGAATACAAATACAGTTAAACACCGTGTCACATGCCGCCCAAATTTTGGCTATTTAATGTTAAACGGACCCAACGATGACGGAAGTCAACCTTTGCAATGGCACGGTATGCTAACACCTGTTCAAAAATTTAGAGTCTCGAGTTATACAAATTTTGGCACTTATGTTTTTGAGTAAAATTTTAAAAAATTACTTGACTTGATAAATACACATGTTATATAATTGCACGGTGTAGTTGTATATCTAGGCACATTTAAAGACCATCTTAACATATAAAGGACAATTATCATGGCAACTTCATTAGCAGAAATTCGCGCAAAACTACAAGCGCAAGAAACACGTTCGCAAGGCGGACAATCACAAGGCGATAACGCCATCTATGCTCACTGGAACATTCCAGAAGGCTCAAGCAGCAAAATCCGATTCCTACCAGACGCTAACACACAAAACTCATTTTTCTGGGTTGAGCGACTAATGATTCGCTTGCCATTTGCAGGCATCAAAGGTCAGGCAGATTCAAAACCTGTTGTGGTTCAAGTACCATGCGTAGAAATGTACGGCGACGCTTGTCCTATTCTAGCAGAAGTTCGTACTTGGTTCAAAGACCCCGGACTGGAAGAAATGGGTCGTAAGTATTGGAAAAAGAAATCATACTTGTTCCAAGGTTTTGTAAGAGAAAATCCACTAGCGGACGACAAAACACCTGAGAATCCTATTCGTAGATTCGTTATTAGTCCCCAGATATTTAATTTAATCAAGGCTGCACTAATGGATCCAGAACTAGAAAGCATGCCTACAGATTACACCGCCGGGTTGGATTTTACTGTTACAAAAACCAGTAAAGGTGGTTATGCAGACTATTCTACAAGCAAGTGGAGTCGTAAAGAAACTGCACTAACAGCACAAGAACAAGGTGCCATTGACAGTTTTGGTCTTTACAACTTGGCAGACTTCTTGCCCAAGCGTCCGGGCGAAGTAGAACTAAAAGTTCTCAAAGAAATGTTTGAAGCGTCAGTAGATGGTCAAGCATACGATCCAGATCGGTGGAGTCAATACTACAAGCCCAGCGGCTTCCAAGGTCGTGGTGGTGATGATGTAGAGACTGCTGCACCTGCTCCAGCAGCCAAGGCAGCACCTGCCGCAGTTCAATCGGCTGCACCATTTGACGCAGATGAGGAAGATGACGCACCAGTAGCTACTGCTCCAGTACAGGCAGCAGCAACCAAACCTTCTAGTCAGCGAGCCGAGGACATCTTGGCCATGATTCGTAATCGTAGCAAATAATAATAAAATAAGGTGGGTAGAAATATCCACCTTTATTTTTTTATGCGTTTGATATGGGATAAAACCAAAGATTATCTTGACATAGATGTTGATAACATAGATGTTGCAAGTTATTGGGTAGAATCTTTGAACAAAACTAAAAAAAATCAGTTTCATGTGGCTTGTTCATCCTTTAGATCTGCAAGTGTAATATCAGTTCTACTAGATTGTCTTGAGCATTGTAATACCATTTTCGCCAAGTTAGGGTTAGACCCTCTAATGGATATCTCTGTGGATTTTACAAATCAAAACAATTTGAATATACTTCATGAACGTTGGGTTAAGATACAACAAAAACACAAGATTGTTGAACTTTTAGATAAAATATCTAATAAACAAATTGTGGAAAAGTTTCATAAAATAAATAGTCTCATACATGAAATTGAAAATCAATCGAGAATAGAATACACAAACGACAATAAAGGTGTTTGGCAAATAGAAAATGTTTTTGGTCCTAGTATATTGAAATTTGGAATTTGGCAAATAGAATTACATTATCAAAATCTTGGAAGAAGTTCTTTTGATAAATGGATTCATTATGATTCAAATTTTAATGACACAGACACAAACAATTTTTCACATTTTGGTGCTCTAGTATATTTTAATTTAACAAGATCCTATACAATGCAGCCACCAATTGAATATGTTGAATATTGTAAAAAAAACAAGATTGAACCACACGGAAATGTTCTACCAATTGGCAATTTCAAAATAGATTTCTTTGATCTAACAGATATCTTTAAAAAAAATGTCAGAATCGAAAATAATAAAATATCTTTTGAAATTTAGGCCAACTGCTGAATGGATCATTGAACATTCAAAATTGCCTTATTTACAAATAGACTTAGATGTTCCTATCAATTTAATTTTTGATGAATGGAATAAAGTCAAACATTTAGCAGTGCCACATAGAGAAACTGACAATTATGGAGGCCTAAAAAATAAAGGATGGAAGTCATTGACTATCTACGGATTAGATAAACATAATACTAGTTCAATTGGTTCAAACATGCATTGGACAGATGTAGCTTTTGAATGTCCAAATACCATAGAATGGATTAAATCAAATTTTGTTGTAGATTCTGATACCGGAAGAATTAGATTTATGTTACTGGAACCAGGTGGTTATATTATTTTACACAAAGACAGAAGTGATAATCAATTATTTGAATTTAATATTGCAATTACTAATCCCGAACAATGTTTATTTAGATTTAAAGACTTCGGAAATGTCAATTTCGCGCCCGGTATATGTTGTATGATGAATACCAGTTATGAACATTTTGTGGTTAATTTATCAAATGAACCACGCCTACATATTATCGTTCATTCTACACTAAAGAACAAGAATTTAATAGCTCAAAGTTATGCGAACCGCTATTATAATTAATAATGTAGATAATTTGCCTTTATTGAGATTTACCCAGGCTAAACTTTTTTTTGATGCCAATAATAATGCAATTAATTTTGTTAGTGACTGTATAATTGTTAATACACTAGAACAAGCAATAGAGCAAGCTGCTTCATTACAAGCATCGGTTATTTTATACGTAGGTGATTTTCTAACAACAAATTTTAGAAACAAGCATGAACATAGTCAAGGCACTATTTTTACAGATTCGGACATAATAAAATTCAGTCCTGATACCTACATTGGATTGAAAAAGAGATGTCATTATCCACCAGGTAGCAAACAGCTTTATATAATTGAAAATTTTTTAAAAGTGTACTTACGTAGTAAAAATTTAGTTTATTTAGATAATACCGAACCAGTTAAAATAGACAAACTAACTTGCACTGTTGAACATTTGTATGG